CTCTGCGTGGCAAGGGTGCCAATGGCACTGGTGGTGATCGCGACTTGCGGCATGGCATTGCAGGGCACGGTTCGGCATGGCAGTGTGCGGTGCGGTATGGTAAGGCGCGGTCTGGCAAGGAGACCAATGGTCTATGGTGGCGGATTCCGCGAATAGTGGCGAGGCACGGCTTGGCTTGGTCAGGTCTGGTGCGGCATTGCAGGGTGCGGCGCGGCGCGGTTCGGCACGGCTTGGGCACCAATGGTGCATTTCATTTTAAAATGTCCAATGCTTGAAAGGCGGACAAATGACGAACGAGAAAAGGCAGTTCGAGGAAGATCCAGAGATTGCAGCACGAGTTGAGAAACTCAAGGCAGTGACGAAAGACTTTCAACGCGGCAATGTGCTGCTGTGGGAAGTTGTTGAAACGACGCTGGGGCTGGATCGAGAAGACGAAAAACTACGGTATGCGGTCGGCAAGTGGCGGAAGTATTGCCACAAGGAATTGCGGATTGAAACATGGGCAATTCCAGGAACAGGCGTAAAGTTGCTGACCGAATCTGAACAGGTTGGAATGTTGCCGCAGAAGCGAGCCAAGAAAGCGTATCGGCAACACGGTCTGATTCTTCGAAGCATCAAGAACACGAACATCAGCAACCTGACAGAACACGAACGACGCATGGCCGCTGCAATCATCGAGCACAGCAGGCAGGCCAGAAAAGACACAAACAAAGTCACGAACACAACTCGCGGCAAGATTCCGAACGACCGGCAAGCATTGATTGAACGGGCTAAGCGTGCGGCTGAAGAGGGGAAGAAACAGTAGAGGCTGGGCAGGCCCCGGTTAGGCGTGGTGGGGTATGGCTCGGCGCGGTTTGGCTGGGTCAGGCTAGGCGAGGGCACCAATGGTGCTGGTGGTGTAACGCGAAATGGCGGCTGGCCTTGGCAGTGCATGGCATCGCTCGGCTGGGCACGGCAGGGTGCTGCTAGGCTGGGCATGGTCCGGCAGGGCGGGGCGTGGCACGGCATGGGAATCCATGATTCGAAAGGCAGGAGCAATCCTGCCTTTTTTCATGCGCCACTAATAGCACCTGCCATCTTCCGCACATCACGCCACATCCCGCAAGATGTGGCCCATGACCACTCCAGCGGAACAAGTTGACGCCGAAGCACTCAAAGCCGCATCTGTCAGCAATGACGGCGTTACGGTTACGCGCCGTTCCTTGACGGAATTGATGGAGTACGAAAAGCACGCTGCCGCACGAACAGCGACGGCAGATATGCCCGGAACCGTGAAAGCGATGTTCTCAAAGATCGTCGCACCGGGAGGCCGCTAATGGGCATCCTGTCATGGTTCTTTGGAGCCAAGAAACAACAGCCAGAAATCAAGGCAACGTTTGATCTGGCACAAACGACGCCGGACAACAGAAAGCACTGGGCAAGCGCGGATTCACTTGCGGCTCGTGCGGCATTATCTCCAGCCGTTCGCAAGGTCGTTCGAATTCGATCGCGGTACGAGGCCGAAAATAATTCGTGGTATTCTGGCATTCTCCAGACGGCGGCAAATCACGTCATCGGCGGGCCTGGCCCACGTCTGCAAATCTCCACTGGTAATCCGGAAGTTGATCGACGAATCGAAGCGGCATGGATTCAGTGGTGTCGTGTCGTCGATTTTCAAGACACTCTGCGGCTCGCGTTCGTGACGTACTGGCGAGACGGCGAAGTGTTTTTGATTCGTCGCGATTTGCCATACCGAACGCCCGTTTCGCTCGATGTGGCACTGTTCGAAGCCGATCAAGTCGCCGCGCCATGGTCGTCACCTGGATACGGAAATCCATTCGAAGACGACGGCGTTCGGTTTGATTCGAGTACGAATGAGTTGCAGTTCTACGTCTATCGGCATCATCCGGGATCAACAGCATTTAGCGTCAACACGTTCGAAGGCGATTGGTATCCGGCTCGGCAGGTGGTTGCTCATCTGTTCCGGGCAGAACGTCCTGGTCAGATTCGCGGCGTACCTCGTGCTACTCCTGCCCTTCAGACGCTTCCGATCATGCGGCGTCAGGAACTGGCAACACTCTACAGTGCCGAGACTGCTGCAAACTTTGCGATGTACTTGAAGAGCACGTCACCCGCTCTTGATCCATCATCGTCGCCAGCGGACTTTGCGGAGATCGAACTAACCCGAAACATGCTAACGACGCTTCCCGCTGGATGGGAAATCGGACAGGTCGAACCAAAACAGCCGGGGCCGCTTTATGAGATGTTCCAGCGTCAGGCACTTATGTCGTTCTGTCGTTGCACGAACATGCCTTATACGCTCGCAGCAGGCACTGGAAAGGACGCAAACTTCTCGTCATTCAAAGGCGATATGCGTAACGTCTGGGAACCTGAGGTACGGGTTGAACAGAACCGCATCGAGAACACTATTCTGGAACCTGTACTGAGTTGGTTCCTTGAGGCTGCGGTATTCAGTCCGGGAATTCTGGCAGGTGCTCCACCGTTTTCTCAGATTGAACACCGATGGCATTGGCCGCCATTGCCTGAACTTGATCCGAGTGAATCAGCAGCGGCAGCGGAACAACGGATGCTGATTGGTCTTTCCGCACCGTCTGATGAGCACGCAAAGGTGGGTTCAGACTTCAATTCCGTCGTGGCTCGTATGGCAGCGGATTACGCAGTGGATGAACAGACCGTGCGGCAGATGCTATTTCAGCAGAAGTACGGAGCACTTGCACCAACGTCGCCGCAAACCGCTCAGGCCGCAATGCCGCAAGGCGAATACACGAACCTAAGCCAGCGTGATTTCAACAACAATCAACGCCGCATTCAAAAGGCTATGCAGTCCCTGATTGATGGCTCGCAGACTGAGGCGATGGTTCGCGTAACGCTGCAATCGATCGGGCTGGCACCGGAGCGAATTGACGCACTGATTCAAGACGCTGCTGATGGCAAGATTGACACACCACAGGAGGCAGCATCATGAAGTTCACAGCAAGGCTCCAACTGACAGCGGCTGAAGGTGGGAAGCCTCGACGGTTCAGCATTCTGGCCTACTCAGGCGGATTGCTTCCGGTTGATGGTTTCGAACAGCCGGTGATTGTGGATCTGTCTGGACTGGAGATTCCCGGAGCAATTCCAATTCTGATCGACCATGAAAAGTCGGTCGAGGCAACGCTCGGAATCACTGACTCGATTGATAACACCGGATCACAGTTGCTGCTGACAGGTCAGGTAACAGGCCAGAGTCAGAAGGCACAAACAGTGTTGGCAGCAGACGCAGCGGGCCACAAATGGCAAGCGTCTATCGGTGCGAGAGTGATCGAACGAGAAGACATCTCAGCGGGGCAATCTGTTGAGGTTAACGGACAGGTGTTTGCCGGTCCGGTGATTGTCGCACGCCGCTCGGTGTTGCGAGAAACGTCAGTCCTGCCAATGGGGGCGGATGCGACGACACAAGTAAACCTGGCGGCATCTGCTGCCAAACATTTGAAAGGGTCAGCGATGACTTTCGAAGAATGGCTTGCATCACTGAAAGTAGATGCCAGCACCATGACACCAGAAGACATGGCCGCTATGCAGTTGGCCTATGAGGCAAAGCAGAAGCCAGCCGTTCCGGTTGCCGCTGCTCCTGCTGTAGCGACAGCCGCTCCAACCGTTGCACCAACAGCCGCTGCCGGTGCTCAGTTGGATCTAACGGCGAGCGTTGGAGATTTCCGCAAGGCACACGCTGCTGAGGTTCGTCGAATTGCAGACATTCAGGCAAAGGCCGCTGGATTCCCGGCAATCGCAGCAACAGCAATCGAGGCAGGTTGGTCAGCTGACAAGGTCGAACTGGAAGTGCTGAAAGCGTCTGCTGCCCGTACCCGTCCGACATCATTCCGCAGCGCTGAGTCAGCCCCTGAGAACATGCCGAATGTTCTTGAGGCTGCCGCGTGTATTACGCGAGGCATCAAGGATGTCGAGAAGCAATTCGACGACAAGACGTTGCAGGCTGCTCACAGTCAGTTCCGTCGTGGCATTGGCCTTCAGCAGATGTTTCTCATGGCTGCTGCTGCCAATGGGATGCCTGTTTCACCGGGTACCCGGGTGACGACGGGCAACCTTCGTGAAGTGCTGGCGTACTCTTGCGGACATCACGCCATCGGCGGAACGATCAACGCGGCGTTTTCTACCGTGACACTTCCGGGCATTCTTTCGAATATCGCCAACAAGGAGATGCTCCAAGGCTACATGGAGGAGGATACCGTCTGGCGCGAAATCGCTCAGACGAAATCTGTCAGCGACTTCAAGACCGTGACCAGTTATCGCCTGCTGGATGACATGGTGTACGAAAAGGTCGGTGCTGGCGGCGTGATTAAGCACGGCAAGATTGGTGAAGAGTCCTTCACGCGATCTGCTGATACTTACGCCAAGATGTTCAGCATCACTCGTCAGGACATCATCAACGACGACATGGGCTCGTTTGATGATGTGCGAGCACGCTTAGGCCGTGGCTCAGCAATGAAACTGAATGACCTATTCTGGGAAACGTTCCTTGGTAACCTCGGCACGATCTTCACCAGCACTCGAACCAACTACATCAGCGGCTCAACAACGAACCTCGGAACCGATGGTGTTGGTCTGGGGCTTGGCCAGAAAGCATGGCGTCAGCGAACCTCGTCAACTGCCGATGGTGCAAAGCGAGTTGGCGGGCGTCCGGTCTATCTGCTGGTTCCTCCAGAACTTGAAACGGTTGCCGATGCACTGTACACAGCTCGAAACGTTGCAGCCGTCAAGGTCAGCGACGCAAACACGTTCGCGGGCAAGTATCAGCCTCTGTGTGCTCCGCAGTTGTCTGATTCTTCCATCACTGGCTACAGCACAACTGCATGGTATCTGCTTGGTGACAAGGCAATGGGAAGTCCGATTGTCGTGTCATTCCTTAACGGACAGGAAACACCAACGGTCGAATCAGCAGACGCTGACTTCAATACGCTTGGCATTCAGTTCCGAGGATACCATGACTTCGGGGTTGACCTGGGTGATGGTTACCTGAACGCGTTGATGAGCAAGGGCGCAGCGTAGTCACTCTGTGACGATGAACATAAGCCAGCCGGGCAGTTCCGGCTGGCTACTTTGAAACATTGATTGGAGTTCTAAATCATGCCTCAAGTACCAGTACAAACGTACTCAGAGGACTGCGCGATTGATTACACGCCAGCCGCAGCAGTCACAGCGGGCGACGTTGTCGTCCTAAATGGAATTGTCGGTATTGCTCCCTCTGATATTGCAGCGAATGATAAAGGTTCATTGCAGATTGAGGGGATCTTCCGAGTTCCGAAAACCACGGCGGCAATGACTCGTGGGCTTCCAGTTTACTGGAACAGCACAGGCGATCCGGACAACGGAACGTCAGGAACTGGTGCCGCAAATCAACTAGGCGTCGGCGTTTACATGGGCTTGCTTGCCGAAACAGCAGCGAGCGGTGATGACTACGCAATTGTCAATCTCAATGCGATGTACCCGGCGCTAGTCGGTGTCGCATCGGTCACCGCAGCGGGATCAAGCCAGTCTGATGCGGCACAGCTTTACCACGGATTTAACGTGGTGACTGGTGCTGATGGAACGAAGGGTGTGATCCTTCCAACGGCTGTGCCAGGCATGATCGTTTACCTGAAGGGCGTGACGAGTGCCGTTCTGAAGGTTTACGGAAAGACTGGAGCATCAATCAACGGCGGATCTGCAAACGCCGCGTTGAGCCTCACTACAGGTTTGATGCCGTCGATCTTCATCGCGTCCAGCACGACGCAGTGGTACACGATTCCGCTCGTCGCAAGCTGAGGTGCTAAGTGTCCGTTGACGACGATGTCTCAGAAGCACTCGATACCCTGCTTGATGAGTGGGGTTCGAGTGGGCTTTACATTCGCGGAAGCACGACGACGACAGTCACGGTGCGACGGAGTGTTGGTCAATCACAGACCGTCGAAGTTAACGGAACGCTGGTTGAGTACATCCCTGTCGATTTCATTCTGAAAACCTCGGCGTTGCCATACTCAGAGCCGCGCCGCGGTGACAGGATCAAATACGGATCAGAGGTGTATGAGGTCAGCACGCCAAGCGGGGAAAAGGTCTTTCGGCAGATCACATCAACAATGACTCGGATACACACTCAGCAGGTTAAGTAATGGCAGTAACGCAGGCACCATCGATTGAAGCATGTGAGGCGATTGCTTTACGCATCAACTCTGGGACTGCTTATTGCCTCGACTTGCGAGCACAGTACACAGAGCAAATCGTTGACTTCCTCGAAGACTTGCACGAATTGCGAGTTGACGTGGTGCCGGAAGAAGAAGAGACGCTGGAAGAGACACTGGACGTGGAAAACCGCACCAGTCATCAGATTCGCGTTCATCTTCGCAAGAAAGTGACCAGCGTTGATTCCGACGATGTGCAGGCATTCAAGTTGCTTGTGCGTCAGGTGTTTCAACGAATCAACAACTACGACACTTCGGACGGACGGGTAAAAGTCTGGGAGTGTGAGAACGAGTCTAAACAGGTGCCGGACAAAACGATCCTTCAGCAGAATCTGTTGTGCCTTGCAACGATTCTCCTGAGGGTCGAGGTGGAGGCAAGTGCATGACCGACACGATCGACGGACTGACAGCGATCATCAAGCGAATGGAATCTCTCACCGATCGCGGAAAAGTGTCAGTCATGCGGTCGGCTATTCGTACCGGGCTGAACGCAATCGGCAAACAGATCAGGCGGGATCTTGATCCGAAAGCCAAAGACGCGGCAAAGTCGGTGCGGAGTCGGTTCAAGGCGGGGCGTCGAAAGATCATTGCGAAAGTTGGTTTCGGAGTTGGTCCACGAAATAAGAAGCGGACTGACCTAACACCACGAACCGCTGGACGTCCGGGTGTTGGTATCGGACCGAACAATGTGCACTGGTGGATTAGTGGAACAGCATTGCGGCGTAATCGCTACGGATCAACTGGAGCAATGCCAGCGATGCAACCGGGACTGGCAAGGCTGGCAGCGGTGAAAGCCGAAGTCAGTATGTCATCAAAGATGGCAAAGGCAGCAGCAAGACAACTCGAAAAAGAAGTCGCAAAACTTCAAAGGATAAAGTGACATGGCAAAAATCAAGGGCAAGGGGACCAGCTTTCTGCTGTCAATCACTGGAACATACACAGCAATTCCGAATCTGATCGATCTTTCAATCAGTGGGGAAAAGGCCGAAACGTATGACTCTACGACCATCGATGGAAGCGTATACAAGACGAAAGACGCCACCGGGTTCAGTGAGACGGCTACCATCACTGCCAATGCGTTTTACGATCCATCAAACGCAGTTTTTACGGCGTGGAACGCTCTAATCAGCACGCCAGCAGCAAACAATGTCAAGGTGACGTACACGGACAGCGGGCCAACAAGCGTGGTCTACTCAGGCGTAGGATTCGGCATTGACAAGAACGTAGTCGCAAACGACGGAACCAAGTGCACGCTCACGTGCGAGACATCAGGAGCACCAAGCTAATGCGAGCACAGTACACTCGAAAGCAATACGCTGACTACGATTCTTGCACGCCAGAGCAGCGGCTGAAGACGGTTGTTGAGTTTGAGCGAGGCAAGCCCGTGCACGTCTTTCCCGCTGGTACAATCGTTGAAGGCGACGAGGCCATTTTGCGAGTCAAGACCGGCGTTGCTATTCCGCTGGATGATGAGTGCAAAGCAGCGTGCGGGTTGAACGACAATCAGATTTCCGCGTTGCAGTTGCAAAATGAAATGGCATCGAAGGGCATCAACGACAAGGGCGACCAGGAGTTGTACAAGGCTCAGGTGATTCTTGGCTACGATGATAAACTGAATTACATTCCTGGTCCCAACTGGGAAGCGTACCAGAAAGCAAAAGCGGAGTCTGAAGGAGTTGATGACATCGCATGAGTTCAATCTTTGACAAGATCAAGAAGCGAGCGGCATATCCGTTCAAGATGGTCAACGGAGAAACAGTTCATCTTCGCTCACTGACCATCGGGCAACTTCGAGAACTTGAGCCATTCAAGCACGATGATGCTGCGAATGGATTTGCAATCGGCTGCTGTCTACTCAATGACGACCTGACACCAGCATTTACACGCGAAGCTGGTCAGTCTGCCGAAGACTTTGGGCGATCAGTCAGCCAGCAACTTGACCTGCCTTTCGATGTCTTTCATCCGCTTGTGGAAATGATCTTCAAACTGTCGAATGAGCCAAGTGAAAAAGCATCTGAGGCAATCGTAAAAAACTGACAAATGACGGGGAGGCACGTTTCGCGGCGTTGCTTGCCCGTCAGTGTGGTCGATGGGATTGGTGGAATGTCCGCGATGAACACAGCCCGTATGAATGGGCAGTGCAACGAATGCTTTACGCAGTCGATCCATTTGGTCCGGAACGTGATGATGCAAGACTCGCATGGAACACTGTTCACAACGTCGCTCGCACATCAGTGAATCAACTTGACGAATCAGAGCTGAGAGACTTATTGAGAACGCTGAGGGCTTACCTGAAGTGTCAGGAAGACCCGGAAACAGAAATTGACATGGCCGCTTTGCAGAAGGTAAAACAACATGCCGAGCCTCGGTGATCTGGTTGTAAACCTGTCTGCCAATACCTCGAAGTTCGACAAAGGTATCAGTCGATCCAAACAGGGCATGATTGATTTCGGCAGCGTTACTGAAAAGGTTGCGGCGGGAATCAAGGCGAGTTTGATTGCAGCAACCGGCGGCGCGATCGCAGCAGCGGGTGCAATCTATGGGCTGACGGGTAGAATCGGGGAGCTCGCCTCGCTTGGTGATCGGGCGGCACAAACTGGTTTATCCGGTGCGTTCCTGCAACGGCTGGAATTCGCAGCCGATCAATCTGGCGTCTCGATTGAGACGCTACAGGCGGGCATGAAGCGGCTGATGATTGAAATGGGCAAAAGCGGCGAAACAATGCCGCTTGACCAGAAACTGGCCGCAATCGCGAATCAGATGGCAAACGCGAAGAGCCAAGCTGAGAAGGTAAAGATTGCAACAGACAACTTCGGCAAAGCAGGCGTGGAGATGACCGGCCTTTTTGCGGGCGGCATGTCTGACCTAAATCATTTGTTGGCCGAAGCGCAAAGACTTGGCATCGGCATTGATGACAAAGCACTAGCCAGAGCGGCTGCGGCTGATGATGCCATTCAAAAGATGAAGTTCACGTTCTCAGCAATGGTCGATCAACTCGCCGTGACGATGGCTCCTGCGTTTGAAATGGCAGCCAACAAAGCAACGGAATTGCTTGTGCCTATCAATGAGATGCTGACAAAGTTCAATCAGATGGAAGGCCGCTGGACATGGCTCAAGGATGTTATGGTAGCCGCGTTTGAGTTAGGGCTCGAAACTATCAAAAGCAACTGGAGAGGCACGCTGGAATACATGTCCGACACTGCCGTCGAGTTCGGACAAGATCTGCCAAACAAGTTGGTAGGCATGGGAAAAGGCAAGATCGGCGGCGGCAAGTGGAATCAACAGACGGGTGAAGTCACAATCACAAATCCCGTCGAGTCAGCACAGAAGCGATTCGATGACCTGATGGCAAAGCTGAATCAGCAGCCGGGGGCGCAACCAGCACCTGAACAAATTCCGAAAAAGCCAGATGTAAAATCAGCGTTTTCTGGATTGTGGGAGTCTATGCAAAAGCCGCTCGCAGACATTCAAGCGGAAGGGAAGCAACTGATTGACACCAAACTGGCTCAGGTCGCTCCGCTGGGTGGAATGTTGAAAAACTGGTTCGATGGAATGGCCAATCAGGAGCCAAAGAAACAGGAATCATTCCAGTCTCTCAGCGCCGCAAAAGCAGGCTCCTCAGAAGCACTGTCAACGGTCATGTACTCCGCATTCCGGCAGCGAAACAATCCGCAGGTGCAGGCTGTTGACAAGCAAACCAAACAGCAGGCGAAACATCATGCCGAACTCATGGCCGCAATTAAGGACGGCGGGTTGGCAATGATGGGAGGCTGGCCATGACGCTGACTTATGAGGGAATTCGTCCAGGCAGAACTGGCGGCACGGATGGCAAGCAGGTGACTGCTCAGCTTGTGCAGGGCTTTCACGGCGACGAAAACACAACCGAATACGATGTTTTGGTTCATCCGTCAGCGATCAAGTGGGGATCAGCACATCCGACGATTCCGTTTTGCTGGTGCAACAGCGTTAGGGCAGATCAAAGTAGCAACGGGCGAAATGAATGGACCCTGACAGCAGGCTATTCATCAGCGGTTGAGCTGAACGAAAATCCGTTGTTCGAACCCGCCGCTATTGAATGGGACGGCGACAATTTTGAGGAGCCGCTGATC